CAGGGTGTGCAGGGTGTGCAGGGTAAAAAATCAATCCCCCTGCACAGTCTCAATCCCACGCGTGGCGCGGCTTTCAGACGTTCTGTGCAGGGTGTGCAGCCCACGCCTTCGCGGGCGTGCGCGCGCACCCGCACACACACGCCCGCGCCTGCGCAGGTACACGCATCACCCCTGCACACCCTGCACACCCTGCACAGGCCACGCGTGGCGCGGCCTGCGCGTGTGCAGGGTGTACACGCGCGCCTGCACACCCTGCACAACACCCAATTATTATTCAAAAAAATGAATAAGATCGTTTGTGGAAAAGACAACGCCGCCCATTTCAACGCCCAACTACGCGACCGCCTACCGGCATTTCATGCCCTGGCAAAAGAACTTTACCAACACGGCCTCATAAACGGCCTGGCAGGCGCAACCCTGGAACAGTGCGAACCAACCCACAACCCAACCTCAGACGCTCCACACGGCGCCGGCAGCGCAAAAATCTGCCGCGATTGTGCCCACTGGCAAGCAGACACCTTCGGCGATGGCACCGGTATCGGACACTGCGCACTCAATGCTCAGCCTCATCAACTCAAATGGCCGCAACAAACGGCCTGTCATCACTACGAGGAACGCTAATGGCCACGCGCGGCAGCATCGAAATCAAAGGACTGGACGAACTCAAAAAAGGCCTCACCGAATTCCAGCAATCGCTGTACCCCACCGCCATGCGTAACGCCCTCAACGATGTCGCCTTCATGGCCAAATCCAGCGTCGTCGAACGCATGAAAACCGAGCTGGATCGACCCACGCCTTTTACCCTGAATGCGTTTGCTGTCGACAAAGCCAGCCGCGATAAACTCTCAGCCAAACTACGCTTTCAAGATCCAACGCGCCTATCAGACAGTCAGCATTACTTGTATCCCACCACCTACGGCGTCGTGCGGGGTTTCAAAAAATTTGAAGCGGCCCTGCGCGCCAAGCGCTTGATGCCTTCTGGCTGGATGGCTGTGCCGGGTAAAGATCAACCACTCGACGCTTTCGGCAACGTCAGCAGCGGCCTCATGAAAGAAATCCTCGCCTGGTTTGAAGCCAACCCGGTGCGCGAGGGTTACACCAGCAACATGACCGACGCCACCCGCGCCCGTCGTCGTCAAGGCACCCGTAAAACCTTTGGTTACGAATTCTTTGCTATCACAAAAGCCAATGGTCGCTTATTGCCCGGCATCTATCGCCGCGTTTTCCTGCCCGATCAAACCAAAATTTACAGCGTTTTTATTTTTGTGCCCAAAGCCCACGTCTGGTATGCACAAAAGTACAACTTCCACGCCACCGCCCGCGACGTCTTCAACGCCAACCTGAAAAACGTCTTCGGTCGCGAAATGCAAATCAACCTCGAGAAAGCCCTCAAATGACGCTCATGACCCAAGCCGAGTTTGCCCGACACATCGGCCACGACCCCGCGCACGTCACCCGCTTGAAGCAAAAAGGCCAGCTAGTCATGCGCGCTGGTAAAGTCGATGTGGAAGCCAGTCAAAAACTCATCGAGCAACTCAAAGACCCCAGCAAGCAAAGCGTGGTTGAACGCCACACGCAAGAACGCGCCCAAAAACAAGCGGTCGCCAGCGTCAACCCGCCAGAAGAACCGCTGCACATGGGTGCGCATGAAAAAGCCGGCAGCGTTTACCAGCAAAGCCGCGCCATTAAAGAAAAATACAACGCCATGGCCGCCAAGCGCGACTACGAGCAAAGCATCGGTAAACTGCTGGTCGCTGATCAAGTCGTGCAAACCGTCGCCAACGCCGCCGCCGTCGTCCGTCAGCGCCTCGAATCCCTGCCCGACATCCTCTCCCCGCAATGCGCCGCCGAAACCGACGAGCAACGCATCCGCGCGCTGTTTTTTGATCACATCGAGCAACTGCTGACAGAAATGACTCGCCAATTCGCCAAGCTCAGCCAATCCGGCGGTCTGGTAGATGGCGTTATCGATGCCTTGCTTGAATCCGAGCGTGACGATGTACGCTAACCCCGACCAACTCCTTTACAACGCTTTGGCCCGCGCCTTTGCCCCGCGTAAAGCGCTGACGGTTTCGCAATGGGCCGACAACGAGCGCCGCCTCTCCAAAAAAGGCAGCGCCGAGCCGGGCCCCTGGCGCACCTCGCGCAATCCGCCACTGGCCGAGCCGATGGATTGTTTCAGCCAGCGGTCAACAGTCAAAGACGTAGTAATTAAATTCCCTACCCAAATGGGAAAATCAGAAATCACGGCAAACATTGTTGGATATTCCATGATTCACAATTCTGGGCCTATTCAGGTAGCCCTGCCGAGCGATGTACTGCGTGACTTATGGATTCAGCAAAAACTAAACTTACTGATCGAAGAGACACAATGTGTGCAAGAAGTCTTGATTTCATCAAATAGCCGGGATGCATCAAATACAAAATATTTTAAAGATTTTGTTGGTGGTCAAATTTATATTGATCACGCAGGATCGCCAGATAGGTTAAAAGGAAAATCTATAAAAATTATGATTGTTGATGAGCTGGATGCTTATGCTTTATCAACTCGAGATGGAGATCCTGTCGCATTATTAAGCGATCGCGTTGGAACTTTCCAATCAACCTATAAACGATTATTTTCATCTACTCCGTTGATCAAAAATTTATCGCGGATTGATAACCTTTATCTTAAGTCTGATCAACGCAAGTATTTCATGCCATGCCCGCATTGCAATCATGAAATACTATTTGAGTGGTCAGGTTTGCACTGGGAGAATAAAGGAGAAACGGTTTGGTATGTTTGCCCTGATTGTGGATCAATCATTCACGAACGACAAAAAACAGACATGATTGCAAATGGGCGATGGATTGCACAAAACCCAGAAAGCAAAATTCGTGGTTATACTCTGAATTGTCTCTATTACCCCATTGGTTTAGGTCCCCGATGGTCTGATTTGGTTGAGGAATGGCTTGATGCTCAAGATGATTTGCCATCTCTGCAACGTTTCATTAATTCAAGATTAGCTGAATCGTGGGAAGACCCCGCCATGCGCGCGCTCAAGCTCAATGTCATTGCTGAGCGCGCCGAAGCCTACCCATTGCGCCTGGCGCCGCAGGGCGTTTGCGCCATCACTGCCGGCGTCGATACGCAAGACAACCGCCTCGCCGTCCAAATCGTCGGCTGGGGTAAAGGCATGGCGTGTTGGGTGTTGGATTATGTCGAGTTGATGGGCGATCCTGCCGATGATCACGTCTGGATCGCATTAACCGAGTTGCTGAATAAACCCATCGAGCACGTCAACGGCCATCATCTGCCAATACTCGCCACCGCCATCGATGCTGGCGGTCACCGCACCGAAGCCGTTAAAGACTTTGTGCGCAAACGCCTCATTCGCCGCCCAATGGCTATTTTTGGCGCCGTGCCCAATAACGCACCGGTGTTAAGTCGTCCCAAAGCGGTCGACATCGATCATCGCGGTCGCTATCACAAGCGCGGCATCACCATTCAACACGTCGGCACGGTCGGCATCAAGCACATGCTGATCGGCAACTTATCGGTAGATAGCGATAAACCGCAAGAAGCCCGCCAGGTGCATTTCAGTGATCAATTACCGCATGAGTATTTCACCGGCATCGTTTCTGAAACCTACGATCCCCGCGCCAATCGCTTTATTAAAAAACGCGGCGCCCGCAATGAGTCACTGGATACCTGGGTCTATGCCTTTGCCGCCACGCATCACCAAGAATTACGTTTGCAGCATTACACTAAAAACCGCTGGGATGAACTCGCCAACGTCAAAACCCAATCGACCATGCCCGCTGAAATAACAGCAACAGAACCCGTCACCTCGGCACCAAAACCCACTAACCACACCCAATCCCTAATCGCCGCCCGTCAAGCGGCAAGGCGTAATCGATGACGGCTTGCGATACCTTCCAACAACTGTTTGCGGATGACATTTTTCAAGCCCTGCTGCTGTCCGAAGTCGACGAAGAACAAGCCGCCAAGCTCACAATCTCCATTTATCAGCGCATTCAAAAAAACTGGGGCGGCTGTGATGTGTACATCCCAAACGGCGGACTTGCCGAGAAAATCAACCGCAACACCCTCATCAGACAAGCCTTCAACGGCCACAATCATGAGGAGTTAGCGCGTGAATTTGGTGTACATCGGCGAACCATCGAACGCATCGTCAAAAAATAACGACAACTCTCCCCTAAGTGTTGTCGTAGGTTTTCTGCGTTAATACGCACCTATGGCAGAGACACTCACTTTTGCACAACAAATGCTCACCGCAATTGAAGCGGCGTTGTTGTCGCGCGCGACACAAGGGCAGCTAGATATGATCAGAGCCGCGTATGGTGATCGCAGCATCGACCGCCAAGCGGGCGAACTCATCAAACTGCGCGACAAGTTCAAAGTCGAAGTCGCACAAGAGCAACTTGCCGTTAATCTAGCGCTCGGCTCCGGCTTGCCCGGTCGTGTGCGGGTGAGGTTCTAATGGGCATGATTGAATCCCTGATTAAAAGCATGGCGCCCGAATTGCCGCCGGTAGTGCATTACACCCCATCAATTCGTTCGTTCAGCGCCGCGCAGGTCAACAACCTGACTGAAAGCTGGACTACCAACAGCGCACCCATCAACGATGTGCTCACGCGTCAGCTCAACACTTTGCGCGCTCGCTCTCGGGATCTGGCTAAAAACAACGATTACGGCCGCAAGTTTTTGTCGATGGTCAAATGCAATGTTGTGGGTTCTAACGGCGTCTCACTGCAAATCAAAGCCAAACGCCCAGATGGCACAGTGGATGATTTTGACAGTAGCGCCCTCGAAGCCGCGTTTGCAGACTGGGGCAAAAAAGGCAATTGTGACGTCACCGGAAAACTCTCCTGGCGCGCCTTGCAAACCTTAGCCATTGAAACCGTCGCCAAAGACGGCGAATGTCTGATTCGCAAACGTCGCCGAGGCAAATATAAATTCCAACTGCAACTGATCGACGCCACCAAACTGGATGCCACCCACAATGTGGATCAAGGCAAAGTCAGAATTCGCATGGGCATTGAGCTAGATGCCTTCAACGCGCCAGTGGCTTATCACTTCTTGACCTCCGACACCTTGACCGGTTATGTCATGGCCGGTCGTCGTTATGAGCGCGTTCCGGCTTCTGAAGTCTATCACTTGTTTTTTGTCGACGAGATCGATCAGTTACGCGGCATCCCCTGGATGAGTACCGCCGCTGCACGTCTTAACATGCTTGGCGGCTATGAAAACGCGGCACTGGTTGCCTCACGCAACGCCGCTGAACGAGTCGGCTTCTTTATCTCCAAAGACGGCACACCGCCACCCTTGGTTGACAGCGAAGTAGACGGCGAAAAATTCAGCACCTCCGCGCCTGGCACCTATGACACTCTGCCAGAAGGCTACGACTTTAAGCCCTTTGAATCCGATTACCCGCACACCAATTACGGCGACTTCGTCAAAGCCGCTTTACGCGGTGTAGCGGCCGGTTTGGGCGTGGCGTATCACAACCTGGCCAATGACCTTGAAGGCGTCAATTTCTCGAGCAGCCGCGCCGGCATTCTCGAAGAACGCGAACTGTGGAAGCTGCTGCAAGAATGGTTCATCGAAGAACTGTGCGCCCCGGTTTACACCGACTGGCTCCGCCATGCGCTGGATTACACCAACACCCTGGACCCACTACCGGCCAACAAATTCGACAAATTCAACAGCGCCGTTTGGCAAGGTCGTCGTTGGGCCTGGGTCGATCCTACCAAGGACATCGAAGCCTCTGTCACCGCCATTACCAACGGTCTTAAATCACGCGGCGACGTCATCCGCGAACAAGGCCGCGATCCCGAAGATGTCTGGACCGAGCTGGAAGCCGAACAAGCCCGTTTAAAAAACTTACAACTGAGTGATGCCAATGGCCAAACAAATATTGCACCGAACCCTAACAATTGACGACACCCGCGCGGCCAACGCGGAAAGTCGCACGATCGAATTATCTTTTTCCAGTGAACTGGCTTATGAACGATCGTGGGGTGTGGAAATTCTGGATCACGCGCCAAACAGTGTGCGACTCGATCGCCTGACTAATGCCGCGCCTTTGCTGGTGAATCACGACATGAATGATCAGGTCGGGGTCATTGAATCCGCCCGCATCGACACGCAAACCAAAATGGGCCGCGCGGTCATCCGCTTTGGAAACTCCGCACGCGCTACTGAAATCTTCAACGACGTCAAAGATGGCATCCGAAAACTGGTTTCGGTCGGCTATCGCGTTCACGAAGCCCTGCTAGACGGCAACGCCGAAAGAAAAGACGTTTACCGAGTCACCGACTGGGAGCCGTTTGAAATCTCCATCGTACCCGTTCCAGCAGACACCTCCGTAGGCATTGGTCGTGCCGAGGAAACATTCGACATTACTTCATTAACCAGAACCCCCGAGGTTATACCCATGCCTGAAGAAATTAAACACACAGCCCCTGCGGTTGACATCACTCACGTTCAAGCCGAAGCCCGCAGCGCCGAACACTCACGCGTCTCCGGCATCATCGACATTGCCAGCCGTCATGGCCTGCGCGAACTAGGCGATGAATTCATCAAAACCGGCAAATCGTTGGAAGACTTCAAAAGCGCGGCCTTAGAAAAAGGCCTGCAAAAAGAAGGTGTGCAACGCGCAGATGCCCCTGACATCGGCATGAGCGATCACGAAGTCAAACGGTTTTCATTCGTGCGCGCCATCAATGCACTGGCTAACCCTACCGATCGCCGCGCTCAAGAAGCCGCTGCCTTTGAATTTGAATGTTCACGTGCAGCCGCAGAGCGCAATGGTCGCGAATCGCGCGGCGTCATGGTGCCCTCCGATGTGTTGCGTCGGGATTTAACCGTAGGCACGGCTGCGGATGGTGGCTATACCGTCTCCACTGATCTGCTCAGCCAATCCTTCATCGAGCTACTGCGTAATTCCACAGAAGTCATGCAGCGTTCCAGAATGCTGACTGATCTCAACGGCAACATTGCTATCCCACGTCAAACCGGTGGCGCAACCGCATATTGGGTTGCTGAATCCGGCGCACCGACTGAAAGCGCGCAAGCCTTCGATCAAGTGACGCTAACCCCAAAAACCGTCGGCGCGTTCGTCGATTTCAGCCGCAAACTGGCCTTGCAATCGTCGATTGACATCGAATCCTTTGTTCGTGGCGACTTGGCGCGCGTTTTGGGCTTGGAAATTGATCGTGTTGCCATCAATGGCTCGGGTTCATCGAATCAACCGACGGGCATCCTGAACACAAGCGGGATCGGCTCGGTTGCCGGTGGCACCAATGGCGCGGCACCGGATTGGGCCGACATCATTGATTTGGAATCAGCCGTTGCTAACGCCAACGCGGATGTCGGCAGCTTGTACTACATCACCAACACCAAAGTACGCGGCAAGTTGAAACAAACTGAAAAAGCCACAGGCACCGCGCAATTTGTGTGGACTGACAGCCTAAACGGTTACCAAGCACTGGTCACTAACCAAGTGCCTAGCAATCTGACCAAAGGCACCGCTTCCGGTGTGTGCTCAGCGATCATTTTCGGTAACCTGGCGGATTTGATCATCGGCATGTGGGGCGGCCTGGATCTGATGGTGGATCCTTACACCGGCAGCACTTCTGGCACCGTGCGCGTTGTTGCGCTGCAAGATGTCGATGTCGCAGTGCGTCATGCCGCGTCGTTTGCTGCCATGAAAGACGCTTTGACAGCGTAATGATTCCCTTTGATGCCGCTATTACTGCGGTGGCCACGCTGGTCGATGATGCGGTCAAACGCATTTGGCCAGATGCCACCGAAGTAGAAAAAGCCAAGATCGATCAGCTTAAAGCCGAACTCGATGCGCAATATAAATTGATGTTGGGGCAACTCGACATCAACCGCGTCGAAGCGGCCAGCGAAAACTGGTTCACCTCCGGCTGGCGGCCGTATGTGGGATGGGTCTGTGGTTCGGCGTTGGCGTACTCCGCCATCATCGAACCCATCGCCCGCTTCATTGCCGCAGTCTGTTTTGGTTATGCCGGGCCATTTCCCCTGATCGATACCACCATCACTTTGCAAGTGTTGCTGGGCATGTTGGGCTTTGGCGCCACGCGTTCCATTGATAAATTTTTGGGCACAGCCCGCAAATAATATGAGTGAGATTGAAGAACGCCGGCAACCGGTCCGCATTTGCCAAGAGCAAATCGAAGAAATCGCCAATCTGGCGGCTGAACGCGCGGCAGAAAAAGCCGTTGAGTTGATCAAACAGGATGCTTATCAAAGCGTCGGTCGTCTCGTCATCGATAAAGCACTCTGGTTAATTGGTGTCATCGCAATGGGCGCTTTCTTCTGGCTCGAAAATCAAAACATCTTCCCCAAAAAATAAACTGAGGGCGCCATGGCCGCACTAACGAATTATCTCGAAAACAAACTGATTGACCACATCTTTCAAAACACGGCGTTTACCAGCCCGGCCACTTTATACGTGGCACTGTTTACTGCCGTTACTGATGGCGAAGCCGGCACCGTCACCGAAGTTGCCACAGGCTCTTATGCGCGTGTAGCCGTCACGGCCAGCTCAGGCAACTGGTCCGATGCCACCGGCAACAACGGCACGACTGCCAACGTCAACACCGTGACCTTTCCGGCCGCGACGGCAGACTGGGGCACGGTCACCCACTTTGGCATTTACGACGCCTCAACCGCCGGCAACTTGTTGATCTACGCGGCATTGACCGCTTCCAGAAACATCACCACCGGCTCAACCCCCAGTTTTGCCGCCAGTGCGTTAACCATCCAGCTCGACAACTAATGAAGATCACTGTCCGATCTGCCATGGCCCTGCGTGACGAGCTCGATCGTTTACTGATCCATCACGCCGGAACCTTACAAGACCCGCTGGAACTCGGCCCACTCGCGCAAGCCATCATCATCGATCTGCTTGATCAATCGATCGGCCCTGCAACGCATGATGATCAATTCAGCCATTGAATGGGCCGAAATTTTCTTCTTTGCGTTAGTTATTAGCGTGGTTTGTTTTGGAATTGTACTGATTGCGCTAGTTATGGGCTGCGGGTATCTGATTCGCGCCTTGTTTGAACTTGATTTTAAGTGGGTAGTGGAATGATCATCTCGAGCGCAATTGCCAGCCAGTCCGTACAAGTTGATGGCTCTATTCTAGTCCATGAGCAACATACATCTTCAGATGGAACTATCTACGATCATATTTATTTTGCTGATCCTTCCCTTGACATCGATGATGTTTGCACTGCTAGAGGTGTCAATATCAGTGCTGAGTTGGTTAAAAAGCAAGCTACATTAGAAGCGGCCACTAACTTTGAAATACCCATTACTCCTGTTGAACTAATGAGGCGTTTAACACCTAGTGAGTGGTCGGCTTTTCAATCTTCAACTGATACCGATATAGCCTATTTCAGAGCGATATTTAATAAAACCAGTTTGATTTACCGTAATGATACGTTAACGCAAGCAGGATTTACGGCTCTAGTTAGCGCCGGTATTTTGGATGCTCAACGAGTATCTGAGGTGTTGGCATAATGGCTTTTTATTATATTGACAGTACAGCAACTGGGGCAAATAACGGCA